TACGCTCGTCATTCGGAACGGTAGTGTATGTAGGGTCAATGGAGCGCACCCAATCCCCGAATGCTTTTGAAAAATAGAACCGATCAAGGTGGGGAACCTTGCGGGTTTCCAAATATTGCCGCGCAGGGTGCGTTTCGGGAAGCGTAGACACCGCAGGAAGCCGCATCTGCGCCTGTGGAAGGGCTACAGCAGCCTCCACGGGCTTCACATAGTTGCTCTTGCCGTTCTCCCCGTTCCGCCACCGCTCAAGCGCGTATTCCTGTGCCAGAGCAGGAGCCACCACTTCCAAAAATCGGTATACGGAATGCCCTATCCCGCAGTTGTGGCACTTGTAGAAATAATCGTTCTTCTTGGGGAAGAAGAAACCACGCGCCTTGCTCTTGTTCCGCTGTGAGTCTCCGCAGAGGGGACAACGGCAGTTTGCAAGTGCTTGGGTCTTCCACTTGAATCGCTCAAGTTGGGGAGACACCATGTTGATATATTTCTTGTCAATGTAGGTGGACATTACGGCTTGGTTTGCTCTCGCTTGAAGTCGGAATCGTACATCATTCTTGCGAGGGAGATCATATCATGCTTCGGCTCCCACTTCAAGACCCGCTTGGCTTTTTCGGGGTTGCCAAGCAGATACGGAACCTCGTTCGGGCGGAACAGGCGGGGATCAATCTCAACATATTTGCGATAGTCGCCTAGTCCCGCATGGTCAAATACCACTTCCAAAAACTCACGAACCGTGTGGGTGCGGTTGGTGGCAATCACATAATCATCAGGGCGTGGCTGCTGAAGCATGAGCCACATGGCTTCCACATAGTCTCCCGCAAAACCCCAATCGCGCTTCGCATCAAGATTGCCAAGGAACAGTTTCTGCTGCTTGCCCTGTGCGATCCGCGCAGCAGCCATCGTGATCTTGCGCGTCACGAATGTCTCGCCACGGCGGGGGCTTTCGTGGTTGAACAGGATTCCCGAACTTGCGTGAAGTCCATATGCATTTCTGTAAACGCGAGTCATGTGGTGCGCGTGGAGTTTCGCTACCGCATACGGAGACACAGGCATCATGCGGCTGCTCTCCGTGTACCCCTGCTCATCGTGATCGGTGGAGTCACCGAACATTTCCGAAGAGGAAGCCTGATAGAAGCGAACGCCAGGATTCACCGTGCGAATGGCTTCAAGAATCTTCAGAGTTCCCTCTGCGATGCCATCGCTGGTGTATTCAGGCAGTTCAAACGACACACCGACATGGGACTGTGCGGCTAGATTGTAGACCTCATCAGGCTTGTAGTAGTGGATGAGTCGCGTGATGGCAGAAGCATCGGACAGATCATAGTAGCACATCTTGAACTGCGAGTTCGTGATCTCGTTGTTGTAGATGTGGTCAACGCGTTCGGTGTTGATGAGCGAGGTTCGCCGCTTCAATCCGATCACATAGTAACCCTTTGAGATCAGGAAATCCGCAAGATACGAACCGTCCTGACCGTTCACGCCAGTGATGATTGCCTTCTTCTGTAGCATGGTCAAATATTCCAATCGCTAGTGTCACGCTTCTTGCCGAACTTCGCCGTGAAGTCCTTTGCACCGTATCCTGATCCGTATCCGTCACCTTCGCCCTTTTGGATGTTCGCATCCATCAGGTCTTCCGAAACGCTGCTGTCAATATCGTAGAACTTCATCTTGGCGTAGTTCAAGCCCACGATGAACTTCTTGTTTGCAGCCTTGCCGTTGTAGCGGTTCTTCAACTGCTTCACCATGATCTGTCCTGCCTTCTCCAACTCATCGGTGGTGATGAGGGCAATCATCAGGTCTGCCGTGTGGGGCAAGCCGAATGATTCTGAAGTATCGGTCAGGTCAACATCGGTGGACGAGAACCCTGCGCGGTTCACCTGTGTGGCACTCACGATGGGAACATCCCGCTCCATCGCCAGACCACGCAACTCCTCTGCGATAGCCTTGATGTAGCCATACGAGTTGATGTTGTTTCCGTGCTTGAATCGCGCAGACGAGCAGATGTTGATGTAGTCCACGAAAATGATGTCGGGAACAAACTGCTTCTTCAGGCGCAACTCGTCCAACAGGATGCGGAAGTGGTTTACATTCGCAAAGGAGGTGGGGTATTCCTTCACGATGAGTTTACCGCTCACGCCGCGAGTCGCACCCTTCAGCCGCTTCTCGTACATCTCAAGCGGCAAGTCCTGAAGTTCATCCATCGTAATGTCCATGATGTTTGCGTCAATGCGTTCCGCGATGCGCTCTTCAGCCATTTCAAGCGTGATGTACAGCACATTTCGGTTCTGCATGAGACACGCAGCAGCATGGTGGCACATGAACAGTGACTTGCCCACGCCTGTTCCTGCCATGATGATGTTCAGGGTCTTCGGAGAGATACCGCCCTTCGTAATGGCATTGAACATCTCCAAGTCAAACGGAACCTTTCGCTCCACCCTGTGGTAGAACTCATGGCGAGACTCGTAGTCCTCAAGGAAATCGTGTCCCACATTCGTGTCAAACGAAACCGCGAGAGCCTTTGAAAGAATCTCGGGGAGAGCATGGGGAGTCCGCGCCTTGTCCTTGCCGTCTATGATCTGAATGGATTCAAGAATGGCATTATAGATGGCTTTGTCCTTGCAGAACTTCTCGGTGGTATCACTCAACCACTGCGTGTCCTGCTTGGCGGACTTCCCCATGTCTCCCACAAGGCTCTTGCACTTGGAGAACTCGTCCTCCGTCAATCCCTTGTTGTCTTCAAGTGCAATAAGCAGGGCATCCTTTGTGGGAATGCCCTTGTACTGATTCACGAAATCCTTGATGGATCGGAACACTGCCCGATCCACGCGATCAAGGAAATACTCCTCCTGCAAGAACGGAATGGTCTTCTTGCAGAACTCGGGATCGTTCAGCAATCCCGACAGGATCGTTTTTTCAGTTTGACTCATTTAGTCCAAGTTCCTCATCAAGTTCAGCCAGATGATCCATTGCCTGCTGTGCTTCGTCCCTGCCGTAGCAGAACTCCTTCTTCGCAGCAATGTCAATAGCCCGCAGGATGTCCTCGTTGTAGTACTTCTCGGGGTTCTTGTTGATCTGCGATTCAAACACGGTCTTGCCGTTGGGCAACTGAATCTTTGTGGACACCTTCGTAAAGATACCGTGCTTCAGCGCAATGTCAAGCAGTCCGTAATACTTGTTTAGTCCTGTCTCAAAGTTCAACTGCACATCCACCATCTTGTCCTGCTTGGTCAGGCGGCTCTTGTGTGCCTTGCAGTGGATGATGTTGCCCACCACCTCGTTGTCCACCTTGTCCTTCTTCTTGGACAGGTAGATGATGGTGGAAGCGGCATACTTCAGACCGCTGCCGCCACCCATCTCCTTCATGGGAACATACGCGCCCACCACATCGTAGGTGTGGTTCGTCATCAGCAGGGGAATCCGTGCATGACCCAACTTGATGGTCAGGACGCGGAACGCTGCCTTTGCCACCTGTGCGCGAGTCATGTCGCGGGTGTTCTTGCCCTCTGCGGTGTCGTTCATCTCCTTCTCGGTGGACAACATTCCAAGCGAGTCAAGCACGATCATCATGCGGGGGCGGGAGTCCTTGTCTGCTTCAAGGTACTTGTCCACCGACAGAACGCACTGGTGGCGGAACTCCTCAATGGTAGCCACAGGCAGCACAGCCACGCGGTCGGTGTCAATGCCACGCGACTTGAGCAGATCCGTGGTGATGGCTTGCTCTGTATCAAAGTACATGACCATCGCGTTGGGATCGGAGTTCAGGAACTCACGCACCACATTCAGGGCAAAGTAGGTCTTGCCCGTGGCTTGTTCACCCGCAAGGGCAATGATCTTGTTGTCAGGCATTCCTCCGTGGATGGAACCGCTCAACAGCGCGTTGAACGCATACGATCCCGTGGAGATGAATCCCTTTACATCGCTGCCCTCCAAGCCGTCAGAGGCTACGGTGGCGTACTTGTTTCCTGCTGCCTTCAGAATGTCCTTCAGTTTCATGCTTTCTCCAATTCTTTCATCTGTGCGTCAATGAGCATCATCTCGGACTCGTTAGCCCGTATTGTATCCAACGGCGTAAGTTTGTCAACGATCATCTGCTGTGTTTCACGCCGCAGCAGGTCTTTTCTTTTTGAGAGAAGACCTTTCAAGTATTCAAGATTTAGGGTACTCATCAGGTGGTGAGTTTGAGTCCTGCGGGAGCAGCGGTGGGAACCACGATGCCGTTGAACGCACCGTTGAACTCGTTTGCAAGATCGGTCGCAGGATCCGCCGTGAACATCACATAGGAAGCAGGAACCGTCATCTTCTGCTCCTTTACCGATGCCATCCACGGCACGACAGCAATATTTGCACCGCCGCCCTTCGTGGGCATGGGAACAACCATGCACGGATTCTTGAGGGTATACGACACAACCTTGTCGCCCTCAAAATTTTCGGTCACGGAAGCAATGAGTTCTTCGCCAGTCTGAACCTTCACGATCTTTGTAGCCATTACGAATCCTTTTGTTAGGGGTTAGATACTGTATGTAGGGAAGCGATCACGCAAACAGAGACTCAAGACTATTTCTTTCCTCGGGACTCCACCCCATCGCATCGGTGATGGCGCGTAGAGGCTCAAGGAAAGTCTTTTTGAATTGAGTGTCGTAGTCAATGTATTTCTGAAGATCAAACTCCTTCGGCATGGTGACGGGGAAACCAATCACGCCTTCGTGGATGGGATTGGGAGTCTTCAGGTAGATGAACTTCATCTTCTCGCCTTCACCGATGGTGCGGTACTTCTTGCTCAAGCCCATCTTTTTGACAAGATGGTTGTGCAGCAGAGCCGCCTTCACCGCGATGGGCGTACCCTTCTTGTAGATGGTGAGCGGGTTGGAGTACTCCTCCATGCCGTTCACGCCACGGGGAGAAGCCACTTCCTCCACGGGCAGAGACTTGAACTCCCGTTCGGTCTTGCGGACAAACTCCTGAAGCGTGGCTTCGTCCTGCATCAGCACCATCTCAATGGCAGTCTTCAGTGCCTTGCGAACATACGCAGGAGTGGATGACCGCGCAGTCTCAATGCCCATGATCTTGAACTTCGGAGTCTTGTAGCGAACACCTTCAGAGTCCCACACGGACAGCATATACCGCTTCTTCGCAGTCCACACGCCCGCCTCTGCAATCACTTCGCGTCCCATCACCATCTTGTTGGTGTAGGCGTTCATGGAGTCCGCAAGGGTGGCGAACTCCCGCTCAATCTGTGGCTGCACCACGCGCTCACAGAATCCGTTCAGGAAGTCCACCACCCGTTGCGTGTCGCGTTCGCCCTTGAAGGACGAATCCACCACCTTGCCAAGTCTCAAGTATACGGAGTCGGTGTCCATGTAGATCACATACTCCTCGCCTTCCGTCTTCAGGATGCGATTCAGGAATCGGTTCAGTGCATCACCGATCCATTGAATATTCAACTGACCTGAAAGCGTGATGGCTTCCGCAAGTGCCACATCAAAGAATCTGAAGTATTGATTGCCGATTGCGCCGTATGCGGAGTTCAACTGAATCTTCCGCACCAACTGAAAGTTGTGGTACTTGGAAATCTCGTACTCAATCTTGCGCCGCTCTTCCGCTGGCGCATTCTTGTCCAACTCCACCAACCGCTTCTGTGCAGCAATCATCAGGCTCTTGTAGTGCTTGCGTTCTGCGTACATCTTCTCCATGAGTTCAGGCAGGAAGCCTTGGCGGTCGCGCACAAACGCAACGCCGTTCGCCGCCACGCTCACGCCGTCTGCCTTCGCAGAGTTCAGATATTCCGCAGGATCAATGAAATCCTTCACAGCCTCTCCGCGATTCCGTGCCAACATGGACTCGGGAGAAATGGCTCCACGCCGCCACACGGGATTCGGGTGCTTTGTCTCGGGAGAGATGTTGTACTGCATGATGAGGTGGGGATACAGGGAGTTCAGGTCAAAACTCACCACCCAATCGTGCTTGCCCACGATGGGATTCATCACATACGCACCCGCGTACTGATCATCCTTCTTCTGCTCGGTCTTCTGCGGGATCACCATGCCCTTGCTCATCAGGTGGTGGTGGATGATGGCATCCCATGTGCGGACTTGAGAGAACACATCCTCAAAGTTCACCCGCGCCGAATACGCCAACGCCACCGCCAGTTCCATGAGTTTCAGTTTGGATTCAAGGCGATCAACGAGCCGCACATCTTGGAAGTTATACTCCATGAACCGCTGAAAGTTCTGTGTGTAGAACTCCTGAATGGTTTCGTATTCCGCATACGACAGTTTCTCTTCGCCCAACTCCACCTTGGAAATGTGATTGAGGGAGTAGGACTCCTGCTTCACATAGGTGAAAGTCTGATACAGTTCAAAGTAGTCAAGCGTGGCAACGCCGCTGATCACATACGCGGTCTGGTCGCGTCCCATGCGATTCACCACAGTCTCGCGGAGTTTGCCCCACGGCGAGAGGGAGTTCCCCCATCCTTCTTCAAGGTAGTTCATCCGCGCCACAAGGTACGGA